CATAGATGTTGGGCTAGTTTAAATAATAAAACAGATGAACTTTGGAAAATTTCTAAAGAACTTTTTGAGTCTGACACAGTGATTTTTTTTAGTTCAGTTAGATGGGGTCAAACAAATATGTACTACCAAAATCTAATTGAAAGATTAACTTGGATTGAAAATAGACATGCGTCATTAGGTGAAAAAAATATTGTAGAAAATATTGAAAGTGGTTTCATATGTGTGGGACAAAATTGGAACGGAGAAAACGTAACAGATACCCAAAAACAAGTTCATGAATTTTATGGGTTCAAACCGAATAATAAATTATATTGGAATTGGCAATACACCAAAGACAAAAACGATGAAACTTTAAAATCCTATAAAGAAAGTTATAAAAAATTCTATAAAGATTTCAAAATAGATGAAGAAGACTGATATCGGGTATTTCAAATACGAAAGTAGTATACCAAAAAAACTTACTGAAATACCTTATTATCCAATTAATGATATTATACTTAATAGTTTAGAACACATCAAATATGAGTTTGAAAATAATGTACAAAAAAAAATAAATGGGAAATTAGTGGTTTTGATTTAATAACTATTTATTTAATATGGCTAACGGTAAAACATATGGTATTAATTTCCCATTTAGAGATTCTTTTAATGGGAAATATCTTGATTTATCTGACTACGCTAATGAGGAGATAAGAAGTGATTTAATTCATTTATTATTGACTAGAAAGGGGGCGAGATATTTTTTACCTGATTTTGGAACAAGATTATATGAATATATTTTTGAACCATTAGATGGACCGACATTCAACGAAATCGAGGCAGAAATTAGAGATTCTGTTGAAAAGTACATTCCTAATTTATTAGTTAATTCTATTAATGTTTTTGCAGCAACAGATGAAGAAGGGACTGATGTCGTAACTACCGAGGGTAATGTTGATACTAGAACTTATAATTTACCTGGAAGAGCTGAAAGAGAATACACCGCTAAAGTTAGAATTGAATATACTATTACAAATGATGTATTTAATTCTAAAGATTTTGTAATTATTAATATATAAGATGGCAAACAAACAGATTTCATATACAACTCGTGATTTTGAAAACATTCGAGAAGAATTAGTAAATTATACTAAAACTTACTATCCTGAACTTATAGGTAATTTTAATGACGCTGCGATATTCAGTGTATTCATGGATTTAAATGCTGCGGTTACTGATAACCTACATTTTCATATTGATAGGGCGATTCAAGAAACAGTATTGCAATACGCTCAACAAAGGTCTTCAATATACAATATTGCGAGAACGTACGGGTTAAAAATACCAGGTTTAAGACCTTCAGTTGCTTTAGTTGATTTTTCTATAACAGTGCCACCATTTGGAGATAAAGAAGATTTAAGATATTGTGGTATTTTAAGAAGAGGAAGTCAAGTCCAAGGTTCAGGGCAAGTATTTGAAGCGGCGTATGACATTGATTTTGCGTCACCATTTAATAATGAAGGTTACCCAAATAGATTAAAAATACCTAATTATAATGCGAGTAATCAAATTATTAATTACACTATAGTTAAAAGAGAACCTGTAATTAATGGAGTTACGAAGGTTTTTAGAAAAACAATAACTAATGCGGAATCTAGACCTTTTTTTGAAATATTTTTACCTGAAAAAAATGTGTTAGGCGTAACTAGTGTTCTTCTTAAAGATGGTACTAATTATTCTAATGTACCCTCGGCTCAAGAATTTTTAGGTGTTGCAAATAAATGGTATGAAGTACAAGCTTTGGCTGAGGATAGAATTTTTATAGAAGACCCTACTAAAACTTCAGACACGCCAGGAGTTAAAGTTGGTAAATATATTCAGACTAATACTAGATTTATAACTGAGTATACTCCAGAAGGGTTTATGAAATTAACTTTTGGTGGGGGTAATACATCTACAGATGAATTATTAAGAGAGTTTGCAAGAAATGGAACACCGTTAGACTTATCAAAATACCAAAATAATTTCTCATTAGGGTCAACATTAAAGGCTAATTCAACACTGTTTATTCAGTATAGAGTCGGAGGAGGTTTAGGGACTAATTTAGGTATTAACACATTGAATCAAATTGGAACTATAAATTTTAATGTTAATGGACCCTCACAAACTATTAATACAAGTGTAATAACATCATTAAATTGTAATAACGTAACTGCCGCAGTTGGAGGCTCTAACGCACCGACAACAGAAGAAGTTAGAAATTATGTTACATTTAATTTTGCCGCTCAAAATAGAGCGGTTACAGTTAGTGACTACGAAGCATTAATACGTAAAATGCCCTCACAATTCGGAGCTCCTGCAAAAGTGGCAATTACTGAAGAAGATAATAAGATTAAAATTAATATATTGTCTTATGATATTAATGGTAAATTAACACCATTAGTTTCAAATACCCTTAAAAGTAATTTGGCTAATTATTTGTCAAACTATAGAATGATGAATGATTACATATTCATATCAAGTGCTAGTGTTATTGACTTATCATTCCAAATATATGTTACTTTAGACGCTACTCAAAATCAGGGGGCGGTAATTTCAAATATAATTACTAGAGTATCCAATTATATGAATCCTGTTAATCGTGAGATGGGACAAAATGTTAATGTTGCTGAAATAAGACAATTAATACAAAGTGAAAATGGAGTAATAACATTATCAAAGATTGATGTGTTTAACAAGGTTGGAGGATTATATTCTTCATCTGAAACTTCACAATCATATTCTGACTCTGCAACCAAACAAATAGGGTTAATTAATGAGACTATTTTTGCTGAACCAAGTCAGATATATCAAGTAAGATTTCCTCAAAATGACATAACTGTAAGTGTGCTTAACTTACAAACTGTTAACTTCTCATAATATAGTTAAGTCTTATCATTTATTTTTTAAAAATAGTGAGTAAACTATTTATTAAAAAAAATATATGTCAAATTCTTATAGGATTAGAACTGAAGTTGGTGTTGATAAGTACCTACAAGTTAAATTAGAACAAGATTATGACCAACTTGATATATTATCGTTTTCTATTTTTCCAAACGATGTTTATACAAGGAATTGTCCTGATTTTGGAGTAGTTTGCGGTAGGGTATTTTGTAACAAAGGATTTGGTTTACCAAATGCTAAAGTTGCAATTTTTATACCTATATCAGATGAAGATGAATTAAATCCAATAATCTCTACTCTATACCCTTATAAGAGTTTTGAAGATTTAAATGAAGATGGTTATAAGTATAATTTATTACCGTACACTAAATCACACTCTGGTCACGTTCCTGTTGGTACATTTCCTGAGAGAGAAGACGTATTATTAGATTCTTCAGTAATTGAGGTTTATGACAAATACTATAAGTTTACTGTAAAGACAAATGATTCAGGTGACTTCATGATTTTTGGGGTACCTGTTGGTCAGCATAACTTATTTATGCAGATTGATTTATCTGATATTGGGGAATTTTCTTTAACCCCACAAGATTTAATTAGAATTGGAAGAGCAACTGAAAGTCAAGTTAATGGTGCTTCTTTTAAGTTTTCTGAAAATTATAGTGAGTTACCACAAATTGTAACATTACAAAAAATAATACAAGTTGCCCCTTTTTATGGTCAACCTGATATCTGTGATTACTATATAGTTAGAGCGGACTTCGATTTAACAACAGAGTCTTCAATTACTCTTGAACCTACAGCAGTGTTCATGGGGTCCCTAATTTCGACTAATGACAGAAAGAAAATAAAAAGGACTTGTAAAACACCTGCTAAAGCTGGTTGGTTATGTGATTTAATTACAGGTCCAGGTCAAATAGAAACTATTAGACAAACAGTTGATTCTGATGTAGATGGAAGACCAGTACTTGAAGACTTTAGATTAGAAAATGACGGTAAAATAATTGATGATAATGGAACATGGGTTGTTGAAGTCCCAATGAACTTAGAATATGTGTATACGGATGAATACGGCAATAGGTTAGTTTCAAATGACCCAACAGTAGGAGTACCGACAAAAGGTAAGTATAGATTTAAAATAAAATGGCAACAATCCCCAAAACTCTCAGAGGAAAATAAAAGAGGATATTTTTTAGTTCCAAATATTAAAGAGTATGGTTGGGAATCATCTAGTAATGACCCATCTAACCAAAGTATTGCTAGTGGTAGTATTACTTTAAACCATAATTCTGACCCACAAGAATTAGTATTTGGTGCGCAATTTAATGATAATGCGATTAATATTAATAATTCCCAAAACGTACAAAGTTATGAAATTTTGGTTAATGACGTTGTAGTACCTGAATATCAAACAACAATACCAATATGTAATTTAGATAGTGGTGACATTGTAAAGATAAGATACACATTAACCGATACATCTGTTGATGGTGAATTATTTGTTACTATTTTAACAGAAAGTCAATGGTTACAACAATGTTCATACGCTTATAGTTTAAGTTGGGAAGATTATGGTAATGACTTAATGGTTAATGAAGCCATTAACTGTGAGGATAGATTTTTTGAATTACAATATAATAAAGTTTACACCGTTTCACAATTATTAGATAGGGTAACTAGACAGAAATTTCCATATGCCCCACAAAAATCTATACAAATTAAACACATCACAGATTCAAAGTGTGAGGGAGATTACAACCCATTCCCAACTAATGACGCTTATTTTAGATATGATTTTATTTATCTTGCATTAACATTAATTCTCACAATTTTAAAATTTGTTCTTGTACCTCTTGTAGTTATAGTACACGTTTTGGCTTTTTTATGGCCAATATTTGCAATTATTATAATCGTTATTAGTGTAATTGCGAACATCGTAATAGCTATTTGTAATGGTATAAATAGTGTTGCTGGATTATTAGGGTTAAGTTTTGATTGCCCATCACCGATACCAATTGATAGTGAAATATTTAGTAATAATCCTTTTAAGAATATAAAATTACCTTTATTTTTATATACTGAAGATGGATGTGAAAGATGCAGATGTAATATTGATGGTGTTGATGTTAGTGATAACGCATATTCCGACAGTTTAAGTCAATGGACTGCTCAAAATTCATTACAAAATACTTCTAATCTTATTGATTTTACTTCATTGAATAGTTACGGAAATGTTAATTATATACAATCTGTTTTGTTGGCTGGGTCTAATGACCCTGATAGACCTTGTATTGATAGAGTTCCTTATTATAATAATAATAGTGCAACATATTATATATCATCAAGTTTACCTATTGCGGAAAGATTAAATTTATTTAATACTAAGGCTAAGTATTTTGATAATACTAATAGTAATTTAAGTCCTGGAAATACAGGATGGAATCAAATAAAAGTTACTTGGTTTCCTGAAGCTAACGGTAATTTAAATCACTTTGACAATACATTAGTATTGTTAATCGAAACTACAGGATTTAGTAGAGGTGATATTATATCTTTCCAAAATCCTGCTATGTCAAATGATATTAACGCTAATAATATAACAGGTGCAACATCAATACCCGAAACGATAACTGTTAGATATGCTAACCCTGTTTTTGGCTTAGGTGAATCCCAAGTTACGTACGCGATGCCTTGGTATAGCGAAGAACAAAGAGAATTAACTAGAACTACGTGTTTTAAGGCGGATATTGAGTATTTCCAAGTACTTGATATAGTTGACTTTGATACTTATAAATCAAACGCTAATCCACTTTCGAATAATGATAATCGATTTTCATTACCTTGGAGATTTTTAGATTCCTCACATATTTTTAATGGAGATGTTGGGGTTAATGGAACCTCTAGTTGGGGATTTGATAACTCAATGGCATATTTTACTGAAAGTACAGAAAATGCCAATGCCGCTATAGAAGCTTGTAGATATGGGGTATTCCATAAATATGGTAGTAATTTAGATGCGTTATCGTATAATACATTTACTGGCTCAACAACAAGAAAGTTATTAATATTACAAAGAGGAGTTGATGTACATTCTCCACCAATATCTCAAAAAATTGATTTGTCTAGATTATATGGATATCCAAATTACGGGGCACAAAATAATCAGTTTGTAATTGAGGGTAATTTTAGAATGAATATACCAATACAGGACGGGTCACCTCAAAATGTGTCTGGATTAAAACTACCAAGACACAATCAAATACTAACAAATTCTGATGATAGTGAGGGTATTGGTATTTTTTATGACAGTTATTTATTTAATTATTCAAATAACTTTAGTGCTTTTACAACCACACTACCTAATTATTATTCGGCTTTAGATATAAATGCTTATTGGAATTCGGGTGTATGGAACCCTGGTTGTTCAGGACCCACAAATATGGTTGAACCAAGTTCTGAAAACACTGTTTCTCAGCAATATATGGTTATTGACATACATAATGGTTTTGGTGTTAATTTTAGTAGATATAAAGCGACTAGTGATTCTGCGAGATGCACTAGGTGCTTTCCAATTAATGCTGGACCTATTGCCGATTGTTATTTTAACGGTGACGAAATTGCTTCTTATGGTTGGTACCGAAATGTTGGTCAAATTGGTAGTGATTACATTTATAATTCAGAAACCAATAGGGTTTCAGGATACTGGATTGATAGTAATAAAAAAGAATATGTTGAAGGTGGGTCGGCTATGGGATTTAGATGGAGTAATAGTTATCCTGGTGGCGCTAGATTATATAGTTCTGGATATCAGGGGGGATATCCTAATGCTACTTGGTGTGGTTATTCTAATAACAACGAATGTGATGGTGCAATAGCACATTCGTTAGGTAATGTTTTATATTTATCTCCAGCATACGCCGCATTTCCTGAAGTACAAACTGGGCCTCAAGATTATGTAACACCTAATCATCAAATATCTGTAAACAATAGACATAAAATTGTTTTTAGAACAGATAGATTGCCGACTTCAACAACCCTAAGTACAAATGGTAATGGTAATGGATTTTTATTACATCAAAACCCAACCTTTGCAATATTTAAATTCGGTACAGGATGTACGTACGTTCAACAAGGTGGTGAACCAGCGAATCAAATTAATTCTGTTGATATTGATTATAATACTTTACCTGGAGGTGAAGACGGGGCTATTGCTAATATATCACAGTCATTAAGTGAATGTAGTAAAGCTGTAGATTTAAATAGTTATGGTGTTGAAAATAATCAACCTGTTATTTATGACCTTGACCCTTATAGTAAACAAAATAAATACTTATGGTTTAATAGAGGTGAAGGGTGTTACAATTTAGTTTCAAGACCTATATTATCATTATTTAGAAAAGACATTCCTGGAGACCCTGATGGTAGAGGTTATAGCGATATCGCAATGGTGGTTGAATGGGTTCAAAGATTAAAACTTAATTTTGCACTTTGTTTTGACGTAATATCCCACACGTATTCTAATAATTGGATAAACGGTACATTATATGCGTACTCTTTCCAAAACACAACGTTTTTTGATAGTCAAAACCAACCATATAGGTTATATTGTAAAGATACTATTTATTTTAATGACTCAATAAATAATTACTTCTACAGGAGCAGTCCATATGATGGTATTAATTTTATAGGTAAAGAGGCTTTACCAAACTCAAGCCCATCATCAGTTTACGGTAATTTCAAAAATTTATTATACCCAACGACAATATTAGACATTGGGCCAAAAGTTGAATTTATACAAGAATTAGTTAGTTCGGATGAATATGATGGATACATAATAAATCAGGTGCCATCAACATCATTTAAAAATGTTAGTGATATTCTTAATTTATTTGTTTTAAGTCGATTAATAAACACTACATTTATTCAAACATTAATTCCTTCTACTGCAGATGATGGTAATGAGGAAGGTGGTGACGACCCATCAGTCGGAGCATTTTTCGCAAACAAAAGATGGAAAAATGGGGCATTGTATTTTAACGGGTTAATACCTGGAGTGATTGATGCTGATTATAGTCAGTTAATATCTATTAATTCTGAATTTGGACTTACTGAGTATTCTAGTGAAAGTTATGATAACACTTCTGTTGTATTTTTAGAGGATGATTTAGGTAATAGTGTATTCGGACTTTTACTTACTGGGGACACCCAAGCTAGAGATTACGTATCTCCAAGAAGAACTATATGGAATCAAAACGCAGTTGTACCTGGAACTCAGGCTGATTTTACCTACATACCAACTAAAACCCAAGTAGTACCTTTTTATCAGTGGGAGATTAATTACCAAAATAACACACCGTCAATTTTTGGATATCAGTCTAATAATTATTTAACAAATACTGGAGCGTTTTTCTCATACAAGTACCAAGGATTAGATAGGTTTAATCCTTCTTCGGAGTACTTTGAACCTGATGGTAATTTAATACGTAATTTCAGAGGGTATATTGTTAATTTTGATACAAATGGTAACCCAACATATAACTACTCTCAGTCACCAAACAGTCCTGTAACTTTTGGTTCTCCGTTTAATTTCTATTTTGGATTAAAAGTTGGGGGTAGTGCTATGGATAGATTTATAACTAAATATGTAAACACAAATGAAGTGATAATATGAGCGATTTAGGTAGTATAAATTTTGTAAAAGGTAGTTTAAGGTATAAAGGTGCCGTTGAGGAAGGTATTGATTTAACAATACCGCTAAGTGGTAAAATAAAAGAATTAGATGAATTTGAAAGAAATATATCGGCTAGTTTAGGTGAGGTTTATAATATGGAAAGACAAAAGTCTACCTTATTTGTACCGACATGTAAATTCCAAGTTATTTTTTCAAATTCATATACAGGACTAACACAAACACCTTTTAATCCTTATCCTCCATTTAATAATAATTTATATTATTTTGATGAGTTAAATTATAAACAGTTACAATTATTACAACCAAACACAATTGCTTGGGCGGGTTACCCACAGTATAATGAATTTAATTTTATCAGAACTGATTATAATATAGAAGGATACACTGCCCCACCACAATATCATGTTTATTCTGAACCCATGGAGGCGACAAGATATAATTGGTATTTTTATTTAACATATACCAATTCAAGTGACGACAGTAGATTTTTACAATATGAGTTTTCTGATGGACAAATTATTAATTGGCAACCAAAGAATGGAATACCGTACCAAATGACTCAAACAACATTCAACGGTAAAAATGTTTGGAAGTTTAAATGTCCAGTAAACCATAATTTAAAAGTTGGTGAATACGTTGAGTTAGATTTTGATATACAGGGAGTGGTAAGATTCCAAGTGTATACCTTAGGCGACGAGATTTATGGTTCAGAAGATAAGATTTTTAATATTTTAGATGTTGGTTTTCCTACATCACCTTCACCAGGATTTGGATTAAATAACATTGGTCAATTTAAAAGAATTGTTAATAATGATAATCCAATTGAAAGTAAATCAGAATATTATGTTAGAAAACACAAAGTATTAACTAATTACACAGGTTCGGTTGTTACTAATTCAGGGTTTGAACAAAACGCATTTAGAACCACCAAAAAATACGAATCAAAAGAATTAACACCTAATTTTTTAGCAAGAACTTCTATAAAAGAGGGTTCACAGTCCTATAATATATCATTTCAAGAAACACTTAATATAAATGGATTATATGATAATAAAAATAGACCTATAAGTGAATTATTTGTAACTGTAGTTAATAGAGGTTATTTTGGATATTTTAATAAACCATTCCCGACAGGTACAGGTAACGCATTAAAAGAAGGATGGGCATTTAATATTTCATCTGAAACAACAAATTGGTGGAACCGAAATAATATAAATTCTGAAGTCAATTTGGGTACAAATTATTTTAGCCCAATAATACCTGGATACCAAAATAGATTTTTTTGGTCAAATGATTCTTATGAAATAGGTGATGAGATTTATGGTGACTTATGTGAGTGGAATAATATTACACAACAAGAAACAGTAATATCTAAATACTACCAAAAATTCACATATAATCCTGACAATTTTAATATTGGTGGTAGTATAGATAACCCATTAGGGTATTATTATAATCCTCATTATAATATTAAAATTAAAGATTTTTCTGACTATATAGAAGAAAGCTCTACAATAAACGTTGTAGACATCCCAAACTATGCGTATTACTCACAATATGAAAATAGATTTATATGGAGAGATATGTATTCTTATGGTTTTATTGATTCTGACGGTAATGGTGTTGATTATCCATTTATGAATAACAAACACTATCCTTATGAAAATTTTATTTTTAGGATAATACCTGAAGGCTCAAATATTACACAAATAAGCACAATAGAAATACCTATAATAGATGATTGTGAATAAAATAAAATTAACCCCATCATTTAATGATAGAACTGTCCAAATTCCTATTGGTCAAAATTGGGATTTATTAAATCGCTCAGATACGATTGATTCGTACGAAACGACAGTATTAGAAGAAGTAATTGGATTACCTATTAATTATGAGTTAGATAGGTTCTCAAGAGATTTAAATGGTGGAAAAACGCAACAAATATATACTTTTTATTTTAAAAAACCAAATACTGATGTGTGGGAAAATAGTTTCACATACAGTGAAAGGTTTACATTAAATGAAGTTAGAAAAAAAGTTAATTCATTTAAGAATTCTTTTTTTAAGTTGGACTTATATGATACCATGGACCCTAAGAAACAAAAAATTTATTTATCAATAATTATTAGGCCAACTAATGGTAATGTTATAAGTAGAGATTGTATTGAGTATTTGTTCAATCCAAAATTTGATGGGGAATTAAGATATAAGGATTGTTGTGATGTTTCAAATATTATTAATGTAACTAGCGAAAATCCTGTACCAATATGTAGCTTAGCGGGTACATCTGCTTATTTTATAACTAACACCGCTGGTTATCCTGTAAATTTCGCAAATAGTAATCCTGGGGTGTATACATCTACCGCATCTCAGTCATGTGACTGTAACGACCCTAATTCTAGTTTTGAGGCGGATGATTCTATAGTACCGATATTCACGTTAGACCACGTTGGTAACCAAGAAGGGTATTATATATATTGGTTTCAAGACAAAGATTTAATAGATGTTGATTACTTGTATATGACATCTAAATTTTTTGATGCGAAAGACGGTACATATACAAAATTTACAACAAAATCACAAAATAATTTTTCTGACCCATATCAGATACCTAATGAATATTTTTATTACAGAGTTAAATTTGATTATGGAGATAAAGTATATAGAATTTTAGATGCAATAAATGATATTGACTTATCAAACGTAAGTTGGTTCGAATATGAAAACCCTCCTTTAGTATAATATGGAAATTTTTAAAATTAAAATATCGCCAGAAGTTTTAAAGTATGATATTGAAACTATCACAAGTAGTGGATTTACATTTGGATATTACCCAAGTCTACCTAATATTTTATCTGGAGGTACTAATGGTCAGTCATTATTAACAGATTTGTCAATTCCTATATTACTTAAAAGTGATTATAATGATATTGGATATTATTCTGTGTTTGATGGTGATTTATCACAATGTATAGAAGATGTTAATTTTATATTTTCAGGTAATACACTATCACCATATCAAATTTGTATATATAATACATCTAATAATCTTGCTAATTACTTACAAGAAACAACTTATTTTGTAAATTGGGGTGACGGTAATATCGAACAAGTTACAAATTTTATACCTGAGTCTGTTTGTCATTTATATTCTAATGTTGATACGGATGTTACTTATACTATTTCATTTACAGGAAGTAACAATATTGGTAACTTCATTATTGAAAAGGATATAAAGATACCATATACTATTGACCCTATAACTAATCCATACGGTACGGTAACATTCCAAGTAAACCAAGGTTCGTGGTCGACAATCCCAACATCACAAAATTATATTTTTACTGGTGATAGTGAAACAAGTGTAAATTCACAAATTAGCTCAAACTATGTTAGTACTCCTTTTGTTGTGTCTGGTTTCACCCAATCAAGATTAAACGAATTAGAAACCTACGGAGCGTCACCATATATAAATGATTTAATAATTCAAATTGAAGATGGAGGTACGGGTTATGTAATGTCACAAAGTCCAGAATATACTTCATATACAATAAATGATTTAGTATACTTTGACTATTCAGGAGGTACTACTGCATTTATTTGTTATTCGTCAGGTATTACAACAGATATGATTGTTTCTTCGGCGATGACAAAATTTGAGTATTTAATGAACATAATTGACCAACCAGAAATACAAACAAATGTATTTATTGAAAGAGGTAAAAACTCAGGATTAGAAAATTTTAGGAGAATTGGTGAAGTAAGAGGTATGGAACAATTAGTAACATATGGATACAAATTTTTTAATGTTGTGAATTACAATGAAATATAAACTTTAAATTTTTTTTAAATTGGCTACAGGAAATTACGGAATAGTTAGACCATCAGACGTTAGTCCTGAGGATGTTGAGATTATTCTACACTATACACCCTCAAGAGATGATACTACAAATTTTACGTTAACAAAATTAGATTCTCTTCAATACTTAACACCATACTACAACAACAGTAGTACTGGCGGTAATAATAATGAACTACTTGGAGGACTGTATAATCTTAGATTACCTGCAGATGAATTTAATGCTTTAGGAATTTATACTTTATATTTTAGACCTTCACAAATAAGAACAAAAATAAATGATTGCGGTGTTCTATCGTCTTCACCGAATGTTAAAGGTATAATTATAAATCTACAAGACGTACCTACTGAATATAGAAATAAATTTGTCAATCAAGGACTTGTTGGATTTAGAGTGGAGTATTTAAATTCTGATGGAACTAAAATACCTAATTTTTTTAGAATAGTGACTTCTTGTTTTTATTGTGAACCAGTTACCCAAAATTTAACAAATACTATACAAAAAGCGGTAAGGTATCGATACACAGATGGTACTAGTGATTTACTATTTTGTACATTGTCACCATCGGCATCACCAACAGTAAAACCAAATGCGACTCCATATATTGGGGTACCAAATCAAAATATTGTTTTTACAAATACTTTTTTTAACCCAACAGTGGTTGAAGTTGAGATTGTCGAACATGACTCCTCAACTATTGCAATTGCATTATATGGTAATCAAACGAAATCAATTGATGATGGAATTTATACTATATACGATAGCGATAATAATATATATAAACAATATAATCTTTATGAAATCCGAGACCAATTCAACGAACTTCTTTATGAAGTTAGACAAGACAGAGGGGATGATATTGATAACACTAAGAACTTTGAAAATATAATTTCATAATGGCTAAATACGCTTGTCCACCACAAAAACCTAGCGGTGCTGGTTCTTTCTCAGACAACCTTGTTGGTTTACAAATCGTACAAGGTGGAGGACTTACGCAAGGTAATTTCCAATTTACAACAAGTGTAGTTGAAAAAGTTAATAGGACATTTGATATTGGTGTATTTTCAGAACCAATATCACTTTCTGATTTAGATATAACTTCAATTGACCAAGCCCAACAAATTTATAATGCTAATTTTAAAGTATACCCAAATTTTGACGAAACAAATATTTTAAACTTTGTCGCATACGGGCCATTAACTAATAGATTTTCAGCCGCGGTAACTAATATAGTTAATTTTTACCCTGCGGCTTTAGAGGTTGATAAAATGAGGTTAAATTTAACAACAGGGTCAACCGCTTTTAATATAACCTATGATAGTTTAGAAAATCTCACAAGTTTAGATATTTCTGTTGCATCTATTAAGAATCCTTTTTCTATAGATTTTACTACAAATGCAACTCAAAATATAAATAACTTAGAATTTGAAGTTTCAAAGTATAGAAATTTAACTAGTGAATTTGTTAATTATATTTTACAGGTAAATAATAATTCATACGAATTATTTGATATTACACCTACAACATCAATAAGTGCTGGTACACTATCAATAATAGTTGTTGGTGACCCATTTAGTGGACAATCAGTATCCTACGATTCTTTAGTTATAAGACCAAATGATACAATAGTTAATGAGGTTTTTAATTTAGAATTAGATGAGGTAGAAGAATTACTTTTAAACCGATATATTACACCAAGATATACCGCGAAATTCCAAGTACCTACCGAAGGTGATGATGGAACAATATTCATTAAATTTCAAAGCGTAACATGGAATTTAGACGGACAATGGAATATTGATATAAGAACTTCCGCCTTTCAAGATTATATTGAAACTTTAAATTTAATAGGGGAAGATTTTGATACATTTAGGACCGATTTAGTTTCAAGATTTTATACGACAGACGCATTTAAAGAGTTTGATACTAGCGACAATAAAGTTGCAAAAGTATTGAAAATTTATGGACGTAGTTTTGACGAGACTAAAAAATATATCGATGCCATAACTCACATGACATCAATAAATTATAATGTTGGTAATGATGTACCGTCAAAATTACTGGTTAACATTGCTCAAACATTAGGATGGTCAACAAATATATCCCCAATACAGAACAGTGGATTTATTACTTCTTTATATGGACAAACACAAAATGAGTTTCCAGGATATTCGGACAGTAAAACATTAGAAGAATTACAATATCAGTATTATAGAAATTTAATAATGAATTCAGGTTATCTTTTTAGGTCTAAAGGAACTAGAAAGTCTATAGAATTTTTATTAAATTTTATAGGGGCACCAGAGGCACTAATTGAGTTTAATGAAAATGTTTATTTAGCGGATGGTCCTATATCTATTGAACAATTTGATGAATTATATATAACGATTACTGGAGGGACCTACGCCCCAACATTACCACAGTTAGATTCAAATAACACATATAGATTTAATGGAGTAACCTATTCGGCATTTACTTCTTCAACATCAATAATTGATATATCAACAACCATCAATGATTTCCCAATAGACGATAATGGATATCCATCGTCACCACAAGATACTGATAATATGTTTTTCCAAAAAGGAGAAGGGTGGTTTGAATCAACACCACAACATAGAAGTCCTGAAATAGTTGACAACACTAATAGTGTTTTTACTGGACAAAACTTCAATGTTCAAACATCATTAGAACCTTTTACATATGGTGAAAAATATTTAGATATTTATAGAAATTTTCCATATTTAGGTATTGGATTTGAAATTCTTAAAACAAATGACAATAAAAAATCTTGGTCAAATTCTGATAGTGAATTTAGAAAATCTTTAAATGCTGGGTATAATTCATTATACGAAGTTAGTGATGATAAACTTGTTATAAACGTTAAGAATATCGATTTATTTTTAAATCCTGCACAAGCATTGGCTTATGATGTGTGGTACCTATCAAATACAAAAAGTTACCCAATACCAAGTACAGGACTATCATCACCATATCCACAAACAGGAGGTACTGATTGGACATTTATCAATCCTAAACCACAAAATAAAACTTTCTATGAGTTTTATAGAACATTTTGGAGTAATATGATAAATGTTAGAAATAGACAATTTTCTTCAGATGGAAAAACTAGCGGATACCCAACACTACAGTCTATTTTTTGGAAATATCTAACAATGTACCAAGACGTTGGAATTGAAAATAATAACTTCAATTATCAAAATATGATAAACTACATTGAAGGAATAGGTGATTATTGGATAAGACTTGTCGAACAATTTATTCCCGCAACTACTATATGGAATACAGGAACTAAATTAGAGAATTCAATTTTCCACAGACAAAAATTTATTTACAGACCACAAAGAGGTTGTTTTACAATAGAAGAAGAAATCTCAGGACCACAGGTCGGAGGAGGATATAATAACAATGATTGTAGTGAAACTCAATTCATTGTTGACATGGAATATGATTTAAACAACATCCAAACTCAGTACAATTTATCTAAACTTGCTTTAGATTGTGACCCTAGCACAACAACTATAGTTAGTATGCAATATGGTTTTGATATTGTGATTACAAATTATGACGGAACTTCAAATACTTTATCTTATATTGACCCAGTTGTATTTTTAGCGGGTTCATTAGATATTACTGAGACTCAGTGGTATGATTTTATTGCTCAAGGAATGTCGTATATTTTCTTAGAACTCGCTCAATTAGGTATTGGATATACTAAAAATGGTTATAATTTAATATTTACATCTGAAAATTGTGAAGTAATAGATAGTATTGAATTAGAATTAAAATTCATAAATGTTCAATTAACATGTATCTAATAGATGGGATTAATATATTATAACATATCAACAGTAGGTGATTGTTCAAACACATCATCGGGGTCGTTTAGTTTATCAGTTAGTGGGGATTCTCCACCATTTAATATTACATGGATATCGCCAATTTCAGGACTAACGTTTTCATCTCAAACAATTACAACAAATCCTTATGTTGTTAATAGTTTGAGTGCTGGAACCTACGCATTTCAACTAACAGATTCATCTTTATTAACATCGGCTAGTACTGTAATAGGTTCCGTATCCATAGTCTCATCAACAACTATTAATTTAGGAGTATTTAAGGATACTACCTGTGGACAAAATAACGGGATTATTACTGCTAATACCCCAACAAATTTTATATCAAATACAGTTTCTTTATTTAAAGATGGTGAATTATATGAAACACAAAGTGGTGGTGGAACTATATTTAGTTTTATAAATTTAGGTCCTGGTATTTATTATTCTAATGTCGAATCTGAAGGTGGATGTGTTGGAACTAGTGATTCTGTAATTATTCACGGTTCTGAAACTTTAGATTTTGAATTATATGTTATTAATAATCCTGCGTGTTTATTAAACAATGGTAAGATATACGTAACAGGATTAACTGGAACACCACCATTTACGTATGAATGGTCAACTAATGTACCATCAGGACAAACATCTTATTTTGTAACAGGGTTAACTAGAAATAATTATAGTGTAACTGTAACTGATTATTATGGATGTAGTTTAACTAAGGGTGTTTTTGTTGATAATGCAAGTCCAATTAGTTTAGTTAATTATTCGGTAGTACAACCTACTTGTTTACAAAGCGACGGCTCAATAACTTTCACAATATCAGGAGGTAGTGCCCCATATTATTATTTATTAAGTAATGGATATGGAGTCGTTAGTTATTCAGAACAAATAACATTTTCAGGTTTATCTTCAGGTTTATATGAATTAAATGTAACTGATGTTAGTTTGTGTACATTTAAAACAAATGCTAGATTAAGTACACCTAACACTTTTTCAGTTGTTTCTATAACTTCTGAAAATTCAAAATGTGGTTATAAAAATGGTTCAGTTACCGTACAATTAAATGGAGGGGCTCCACCATATTTAATGTCGTTAATAAATTCTCAGGGTACCGAAATAAACATAAGTTCAACATTAACAAATACAACCTTTAATTCATTAAGTTCTGATACCTATACTTTATTAATTAGGGACTCATTTAGTGCTTGTACTTATAGTGGAAGTACTGTTATTACTAACAATCCTTCTTATGATTTTTCAGTTAATTCTACGGGTACTACTTGTGGTAACAATGACGGGATAATACAAATATCAATAATAAGCGCCAGTACTACTGGTAATTCTTATACTTATTCACTTAGTAATGGAAGTTCATCAGTTGATACCACTGCAACAACATATACTTTTACTGGTGTTTCTGCGGGTAATTATGAAATTTCTGTGGTAAATTCCGAACAATGTAAACAATTAGATTATGCGGTAGTAAGTAATTCGGAACCATATTCCATATTTATGTATCCGTCAACATGCTATAGAGGTACTGATGGTACAATACAAGTTTTAATTGAAGAATCTGACGGTCCATTTAATTTAACTTGGAGTGATAATGTTAATGGACAGACTGGTATGTACATTACAGGATTAACTGCTGGAACATACTATTTAACCGTAAGTGGAGAAACAGGGTGTCAACAATTATTAAGTACTGATATAGTATGTGTACCATCAACCTCAACAACCTACTCATTTACATACGGTAGTGGGGTTAGAGAGTATAGTCCTTCATCAAAATTAAGTTTAAAAAATATGCTTTATTCGGGATATTCTTCGTTAGTTACGGATGCTGAATATTGTAAATTAAACAGTGCTGAATTTAGTTTGAAAGTTACGATTGATTCAACTGACTACACATTCCCATTCTATTATACAACCACTTTCGATAGAATACCTACACTATCTTATTTTTCAGGTATTTTGGAAAATGCGATATTGAGTATTCCATATATTACAGATTGTACAGTTGATGCTGTTAATGGTTCTATTGAAATTGAATCTGAAGTTGTTGGAGGGGTTGAATACTATAAAGATGAGACAATAACATTTGATATCTTAATAGATTATGATATTAGTTGTTTGTCGATAAATGATATTGTTTGTCCATAATGGGATTAATTACAATAAATGATATTTCAGGTATACCACCTTATAATGTAAGTGTATGTGACATTAATGAATTTTCATGTGTATATGTTACAACAATAACACAATATGTACCACCTTCAGTTGAGTTTAATTTGCCATCAGAATTTATCATGGCTCCAATTGTTTTAATTAAAATAGTTGACTCAACTGGATGTGTATTTACTTCTCAGTATCAATGTTTTACATCACCAACCCCGACACCATCTATTACCCCTTCTATTACACCTACAATAAGTATTACACCTACAAACACACCTACAATAAGTATTACACCTACAAACACACCTACAATAAGTATTACACCAACAATAACATCAACCCCCACAATTACACCGTCAGTTACTCCGACATATACCCCAACTCCGTCAGTTACACCTACAAATACACCAACACCATCAATATCTTCACCACCATCTTTTATAAGTGCGATTTTATTTATTGAACCATATTCTGGTTCGACCGATATTGGACAATGGATGTATGATAAAGGATTATCATTTTACGGATTTACAAATGGTAGACAACCTGCAACTAATCAAACAGATTTTAATATACAATTTAATAATTATGTTGACTTTTCAGGTTGGACAAGTGGCTCATTCCCTCAGAAATTTTACTCAGATGTGCCATCGACTTCAGGAGGAGTTGACGATTATGGTAATCCTATTGTTAAATATAACTTTAAAACCATGTCAATACCTGCAAATACTGTAGAAGACCAATCATGGTATACATGGATAATACCAACTGGACTGACAAATGGATTAATACAAAAAGAAATTGATGTAAGTATTGATAACCCAAATGTGTTAACTAGTACTTTAATGGAATCAACAATTTACGCTTATACATTTACATATACAGGAAATACAATTCCAAGAGCGACATATAGAGTTTATACGTCATTCCCATCATCAAATTTCCAACTAAAAAATTCAACAAATATATATTTTAGAGGAAGTGTAGTTGGGTGATAATTATATAATAGTATGTCAAATTTTCCATATAAAAAATCTATTTCGCCAATACAATTACTCGGAACACAATCAGTTAACCGAGAAGCGACCTATGGTACTCATTTTAGTACTGATGGTATCGGTGGATACATGGAAGTTTTTAATGTAACTGATTTAATTTTTACGATACCAACAGGACAAACAGGTTCAATTGAATATACTGGTAATACAATTCCTGTAAATTTATTGAAAGGAGGTGCTGGACCATTTTCAACTGACGTTTTAACTCTAAACCCTGATAATATATCTTCAGGTAGAAGAAAACTTGGGATGTTAGTTTATGTTTATGAATATGACCAAGTTTACCAATTTGCAATAGATAACTACGAAACACTTTGGAATAACGCCACTGGGGCAACAAATACCGTTGTTATTTCTGAATATGGAACAACCGTAAATACCTCAACACCTGAAGGACAACTTTTAGTATCATCATGGACCGCAAATACAATTGATGGGGTAAGTGGTGTAACAAGAAGTAATGCGGTTTGGAAAAAATATTATGGTACTAATTTGGCGGTTACGGGAGGTTCTTTTAACGGAGTAACTGGAACCTTAACTCTTACTAATATAACAGGTGGTACACAAAATATTACTGGATTTGGTTCAGGTGGAGGTGGAGGAGCTCCAATTACAGGAGGTACTTTTGATAGTAGTAATTTAGAATTAGATTTAACTTCTTCAGCGGGAACAATAACTGTTACAGGTGTAACAGGATTGTATATTTCGGCAGGAACATATAGTAGTGGAAATACAACATTATCATTATCAAACTCAACTGGTGGAACAATAACCATCACAGGTTTTAGTCAAACATTTTCAGGAGGGTCAGGAAATTGTATCAACCAATTATATTTGAATGAAATTTACCCATGCACTTCTGATATAAAAATTCAACCACTGTCAACAGGTAGAGTTTACTTTGGAAATAACAGTGGGGCTTCAGGTTTAACAATTGACTTTAATTCAGAAACGGCTCAAAAATCTGCAAGATTAGGATTAAACATAAACAATCCTGAATATACATTTGATTTTAAGAGTTTTGATAGAAAATCGGGATTTTTCTTTAGAGATGACATAGTGGCACCATTTGGTGATTGGAAACAAATTGCAATTTCAGGAGATACTGATAATGTATTAATGTATACTTCTTTTCAGCCTGATGCCTCAGGAAGTTTAGGGCCACATGGTATTGCAATTGGGTCAAGAGGATATGGTAATTCTAGTACTACAACAAATAACTCTTTAGGAAGAACTGGTGACACATTTGTGTTTGCCTTTTCAAATACAAATGGGTTAAATATTATTAATGGACCTGGAACAAATACTGATGATTATATAAGATTTTATGCTGGTCAAACTGTAGGTAGTAATACTCCTGATGTTCATATACAAGGTAGTGGGTCAACAAGAGGATTTGTAGGGATAGGAACTACTGCAGTAACAAACCCATTACATGTTTATGCAACTTCTAATCCATTGAGATTAGAGGGTCTACAATCGTCCGCTAATACAAGATTTTTAGTTGCCAATTCAGACGGTGTTGTAACTTACACAACAACCGCACCTAGTGGAGGAGGAGGATTTAGTGCCGTATCTATTAATAATGTGGTACAATTTGACACAAGTGCGTCACAAACTATTAATTTCAGTGGTGTTAATATAAACATAACTTCCGCATCTACTAACACATTAGTCTTTAGTGGAGGAGGTGTTACCGTACCTGGCTCAAATAATCAAGTATTAACCTCAAATGGGTCAGGAGGAATTGTTGCTGAGTCATTGTTAACTTTTGATGGATTAGCATCATCTCCACCATTAAATGTGAATGGAATAACTATATGGAGAGGGAAAAACAACTCAAGTAAAAGTATTGGTATTGGGCCCCTAACTTTAAATAACACAACAAGTGGTGTTGCAAATATTGCTATTGGTCCAGGGTCACAAACTAATACAAATACTGGATACAATAATATAAGTATAGGTCTTTCATCGTTATCTGCAAACACATCAGGAAATCGAAATATTGCGATAGGTACATACGCAATGAACCTAAATAGTGGTGGATATGGTAACGTTGCGATAGGAGATAGGTCTTTATACAAACACTATATAGGGGACTTTAATATAGCTATAGGGGCTAGTTCTCTATATTATAGTGACACTAATTCTTCAGGAACTGATTTTAATATTGCTATAGGTAGATGTGCAATGTTTTATAATTCAGGTGGAACTGAAAACATTGCTATAGGTAGAAGAGCTTTGGCAGGTAACAATCCTAATAAGCAGTTTGGTAATTTTAACATAGCCTTAGGGAGAGGAAGTTTATATCAAAATTATAACGGTGACTATAACATTGCTATAGGTAGAAGTTCACTATATTCTAATAGTACTGGTTTACACAACGTTGCGATTGGTAGGAATTCTAATGGTGAAAATACAACAGGAAATAATAATATATCTATAGGGTATAATTCATTATATTATAATACAACAGGGTTAGGAAATGTATCAATCGGAGCTGACAGTTTATACAGTAATGTATATGGTAACCATAATGTTTCTATAGGTTATCTTTCAGGTAAAAACAGCGCTGGTAGTAGAAATGTATTCATTGGTAGAGAGTCAGGATTTAATGAAGTTAATTCTGATAGATTACACATTGCTAATTGCCAGACTAGGATACCACTAATTTTTGGTGAATTTGACACTAACAGATTAGGTATCAATACAACAACTGTAACTAATACTCTTCATGTTTCGGCAACTACACATCCTGTTAGATTTGAAGGATTACAATCTTCTGCAAATACAAGATATTTGGTGGCGAATTCTGATGGAGTAGTAACGTATGTTACAGGTACAACAGGTTCATTCTCAGGAGATTATTTACCTTTAAGTGGGGGAACAGTTACTGGAGGAACTTCTTTTACTGCGGGACTGACTGCAAATACTATTTCAGCAACAACGTATTTAAATTTACCAATCGACCCTGATACGTATGTTACAGGTTTTACTTTAAATTCTAATACGGTAACCCTATCTCAAAATAGAAATGACCAATATTCAGCGTTTACAATAAATTTATCTGCATATACAGGAAATACAGGACTAAGTTATTATACGGCAACAACAATAGGTGATGGTGTTATAGATACTATTGATACTACAATTGGATATAGACAAGTTAGTTATGATTATACTTTAACAAGTAATAATGGCTCAATAAGAAGTGGAACTTTTACTGCGAATTGGAATACAGGTTTAACAATTATTAATTATTATGATGCTGGACCATCCGAAATTATGGAGTCAACTGATGTTATTGATAATCTTTCAGCAATTATAAATGGTACTGATATAGATATAACCTTATCAGTCACACCTAATACTGAAACATGGGTGTTTAAATCACTTAAAAAACTTATGCCTGTATGAGTAATACTTTAGAAGTAAGAGGTAGTTTAAATAGTAATAATTTAATTTACTCTAATAGTGTTAGTGCAAATACTATTAGTGCTTCTACTTTTTTTGGTAATTTAAATGCATCATATGTTGGAAACAATGATGTTAACAACACAGAGTTTGGATATGTTAGTGGGGTTACATCTAATATACAAGAACAATTAAATAGTATACCTGATGCGTCCCTCCCACTATTAACTTATAGTTCAAGTACTCTTTTAACCAATGATAGAGTAATTACCGCTGGTGAAAATATTATTTTACAAGATGACGGTAACAATCTATCAATGTCGATGGATATTGGGGTTTTAGATGTTAATGAGATTACAGTAACACCATTAAGTGCTCAAACCGACTACAACCCAACAGGATGGAATTCAACTTATCCTAACAAATCTACAGTAATTACATTAACACCAAGTGCCGCAACAATCATCTCAGGATTTGAAGGGGGTGAAGAAGGTAGAGTTTTAATAGTTAGAAACTTAGGTAGATTTTTAGTTATATTAGAACATTTAAGTAGTAAAAATTCATCTAGTTCAAATAGAATGTCGTTCGCAAGAAATGGAGGATGTTTTTTAGTACCATGGAAAACTGTGACATTAATTTATAATTCAACAACCTCGTTATGGGAAGAAAGTACCGAAACTGAAGGACCCTATAATGATTTTTCAATTTTTACTGACTTTGCCAATGCTCCATTATCACTCCAAATTGTTGGAGGAGGTGGGTTTTCTCCATTTGGAGGGTTTGCGTTTTATAATAAAGGTGGAACCACACAAATAATACAAACTGGAGATACAGATAGTTTTGGTGCGGTTTTTTTTGGAGGAGCGACTAATGTATCACAATATTTTTCTTGGGGCCAAGGAAGAAATGTAGGTAGTGCTAATCAATTAAATGCAACAAGACTTAAATTATTAAACATCCCAACCGCCACATCTGACTATAAATTTTTAACTGGTACTGATGGTAATTATATTTCGGGTAGTTTTGAGGGGGTTTCACAGGGAGCTAAATGGAAAGTTGATAGAACAGTTTCGCCAACAAATTGGGTAATACAATACGCAACAGGACAAACCTCAAATGTGGTTTTTACAACAAATGTCCCATTAATTACGTCCGCATATACTATAGTTGGTCACTACCAACAGGCTACTTCCGTCGCTGGTAATAACAGAAACGCTTGCTTTTTTTATTCATATGATGATAAAGATTACAGTATTGAAAGACAAATTTTGACTGGATTTATTATAGGTAGTTTAAATAATATTATGAATGTATCTATGACTGGAGGTGCCCAAGCGGCAACAAATTTAAGAGGTGTAATTATTGATTGGGTTGGATTAACTTTTTATAATGATAATGTATAATGAGTAATATGTATAATATATATGGAGACTTAAACGTTAAGTCAGCAACAACATCATATAGTGTATCCGCATTTACTATTAGTGCAAATACGTTTTATGGGGACTTAGACGCTACATATGTTGGTAACAATGACGTTAATAACACTGAATTTGGGTATCTATCGGGATTAACAGGATATGTACAAACACAATTAAATTCTAAACTATTAGGTAACGTACCAATATTATCACTGTCCGCAGGAACAATATTAACAAATGAAAGAGTTTTCACTGTTGGTGAAAATTTAATTTCAGTTGATGGAGGTGCCAATTCGACATACACAGTGTCAGGTCATATTGCATCACTAAAGGTTGGAGTTGTGGAAGATACAATATCGGCCAACCAAAATAACTACTCACCAACTGGATGGAATGGAACTTATCCTAATAAAGCCACTCAGATTTTAATTACACCTACACAAGTTGTTAAAATTTCAGGACTAAGTGGAGGTACTTCAGGGAGAATTGCAACAATTACTAATATCGGTAATTATTTAATTATTTTAGAGAATGAAAGTACTAATAGTAGTTCTGGTAATAGATTTTCATTTTCAATACCATTTGGATATTTTTTACCACCCAAAAAATCAATAAATTTAATATATAGTACCGCAACAACTTATTGGCATCAAACAAATCATTCCGCAACTTTAGGTTTAGATGTATTTGAAAGATTTTATGCATTCGACTCAACAGGAGCGGTTAGACAAGCTAATAACACCGCATTCTACTACGCCCAAGCAACTGGTACTAGTTGTACTTTTGGATTCGGAGGATATGGAGGAGCTTATATTCGTAGAGGGACGGTCGCAACAAATAGGGCTAGAGTTGGAGTTGTTGGAAATAATTTATTTGAGACAGTGAACGGTAGCTGGATTTTAACTGTGGGTAGATGGGGATTCCCAACCGTAGGAACAACTGTAGGCCCCCCAACAACAACAAATAAATACGCAACAATAGTTGGTACACAAAACAATGATTTAAGTACTGCATATGTTACAGGACAATTAAATGGAGGTTGTTATTGGGAAGTCGATATAGATATTAATTCTTCGTTCGCCTCAATGGTTATGCAAGTTACGGGTAATTCATTACAAAGAGCAACGTCAACTTTACCATTATCATCATTATCCGCCGCGAACGCTACAGTAACAACTGGAGTATATAGTTTAAATTATAGTAGTGCAACATTTTTTTGGTCAACCAATGGAAATACTTTTACAATAGAACCCCCAATAAGTTATACTGGCGGTACTATTATGGGTTATCCAGGTATTGCTTTATTTGGTCAAGCGGGTACCTCAAATGCGGTTGGAATTGCAATTTTTAATTTAGGTAATAGTTTTGGTTCATTATAAAAATATTTAAAAATATGGAAGAATTAAATTTTAAATGCGAATGTTATAAATTTGAAAATTTATCAAATGAAATAGTTATAGTTGAAATCATTGATTGTGATGGTAATTATAAAAATTTAGAAATAGAACCAAATAATTCTATATACATTAAAATTTCAGGTGGATTATCGTATAACGGACCTGAAATTTTAAAAATAAACGGTCCATTAGATGACACGGAATGCCAGCAAATTACATAACAATTAATAGTATAAACGGATTACCACCATACCAAATTTATTTATGTGATGTTGGGTTTTATAGTTGTGAGTATATTACAACTATAGATGACCCTATAACTTATCCTGTTGAAATAAATTTACCTTTGAAATTTTCAGGTACCTCAAGAGTCGCAATTAAAATGGTCGATAGAAATGGGTGCGAAAATTTTAATGTCTTTATTTGTTAAGTAAACTACAAAAAAAACTAAATCTTATTATTTATATGTAATGGCACTAGGTTTTCAAGACTGTTGTAATACATCTAATTATTTTTATTTAAACGGAATACCTGCTACGGTATCCGAGTTTGAAGTTTATTATATTGAAACAACTCAGGGAGAAAATTTCTGTGCAACATATGTTAATGTACCAACATTAAATTACCAACCACCTACTTATGACTTACTTGTGATGACACAACAAACTGATTGTGAAACATGTACAGATAGTTATAGTTGCCCATCTGAGGAAACAATATTTTTAAATCAGTTTGGTGCAGGGTCTGTGGCAACAGGAACTGATTGTTATATTAAAACAATTTTTCCTATGTATGTTGAGTGTTCCTCAAGCAACCCAACCGCACTCAATTTATATGACGGACAGGTTTCTATTTATGTAACTGGCGGAACAACACCTTATGTATTTTATAGTGGTAACACAAATCAAGTTATTGGTCCAAATACATTACCAATATCAAATGTGTTTTCAGTATTTCCTAATGCAACTCAAGGAACATATAGTATAAGAGTTGTTGATAAATATGGTGATTTTACACAGACAATTGATTGTACTTTAGATGCCGCACCAGCAATATTAAGTGCGTATTGTGCATCAATTTCAGTATCTGCGTTTGGGGCTAACAATGGACAATTAAATGTACAAGCTTTTGGAGGAGTACCTCCATACACATACATATACACAGGTACAAGTACTAATTTACCTGTTACAGGATTAACTGCAGGTACTTATTCTTTAACTATAAATGATTCAGGTGAAGGAGAAGATTTACAAACATTCACTATAGATTGTGAAGTGGGTACTCCTGATAGAATTGATTATCCTGATAATTTATGTTTAGAAATTAATGTTTGCGGAACAAACTTTAATTTAAGTTTCACGGCTAATGGAGAATACAACTATGTTACACAATATACCCTTACAAATCCATCAGTAATTGCTATAACAGGAATGACATTATACAATGGACCACAAGGATGGGTAACAAGTATTGAAACACTAACAGGTACCCCACAATTTGTAACTTATTGTGGTCTTGATTTTACAACTCCACAAGTGTTCTTTAAATCTACAACACCAAATGATGTACAACCAATAGGTGTTTGGGATGGATATGGTATATTCTTTAATAATACCGCTAACGTAGTTCCTGGAGAATGTACTAACCAATCAAGCGGGGGAGGAACCCCAATAGTATTACCTACGGTATCAACAATTAATATTACAAATGCGACATGTACAAATAATGTTGGTAATGTTACTTTATTGGCTAATGGTGGTTCTGGTGCTCCATATACATACTATTTGAATAATTCTCTACAGAGTGGACCGACAATTTCTAATTTATTACCAGGAAACTATTCGGCTTATGTTATAGATGTTAATGGAAACCAAAGTCAGACTATAACATTCACAATAACACAGCAACAACCATCGGTTATCTCTATGAATTTAAATACTGCTATTGATAGTGCTAATGTTATTACTGATGGACCGTACACTGTAAATGGTGCGGGTGGACCGTACACTAATTGTTATTATACATATCGACCTATGACTGTTACTGCGACAATTACAGGTATCCCTGCAGGACAAACAGTTACAGGATATTTTGTGATTAAAACAAAGATTCAGGGAGCGTTTACTGATGGATTTACTCAAACGGTATGGCAAGGAGGAGGTTCATCTAACATGACCATTACAGGGTATAGAATAAACGGTTCGTCTCAATTTATTCCATCTTCAACCTTAATTAGTGATGATACATTAATTAGACCAAATGGAATAAACCCATCTTTCTTATTAACACAAGAAAGCCAAACATGTGTATCAAAACAAACAAGGAAAACTATAAAATCAAACACTCTTAATAGTATTACTTTAAATAATAGTAGTGTTATTGAGTTTGATTTATTAATGGAGTCACAATTTAGACCCGAAGGTAACCAACCTTCTCACGGAGTAGACTCAAATATAAATGGATGTACCCCAGGTTCCGCAGTTCAATTTGAAATTGAGTTCATTAAAACATCTCCAAACATAAACTGTTATAATTTTGTATTTAACAATAATTTGACACCATATATTAGAAGTTCAAAACAAAAAGGACCACAAACATATTTGGGGCCAATAAGTACTTCATTAATTATAAGCTAAAGATATTTACTAAATAATGGGATATATAATAAAAGATAATCAGGGTTTAGTTGTTACAAGATTAACTGATGTAGGAAGAAGAAAAATTTCACAAGGGTCTTTTAACATAAGCTATTTCCAAATAGGGGATAGTGAAGTTAATTACACATCTATACCAAATTATAATCAAAATGATTCTATGGTGTTAGAACCACCATATAACGCCCACAATAATACAGGAGTACCACAATCTACTAAAAACGATATCAAATATCCTTTTTATTTACAAGGTACATCAGGAATAACTTATGGAATACCATACCAAGCTTCAAATATTGATGAGGTATATAATACATCTGCGCCTTCAGGATTTTTCTCTGCAAACACTTCTTGTTACCCTCCACTAAAAAGTTCTGCTTATACCTATAATTCAGAGTATCAGGCGGATATATTAACTGGAGGTTTTAATGGTGGCACGTCAATAGTAACAGTATTTAGTAATCCTTGTTCAGATTCATCAACAGGCACTATTTCTGCAGGTACTTATGTTACAATTTTTATGGATGGTGATTCTGGTGACCAATGTGGATGTTTCCAATCTTGTTTTCCAATATTAACATATCAAGTATTATCATGGAATTCAGGTACATTACAAGTTGCTTTAGATAGAGAACTACCTGATTTGGTGTCGTTGGGATATTCAGGGTTTGTTAGATTATTTTTCTATCCTAGTGGAATGACAGGGTACGACTTGTCAACACCGATGAATTATTGGAGTAATAGTGTAATTAATTATGAATCAATATGTACACCTGAGGATGGTATAGTTAAGATATGGAACATGAATATTCCTTGGTCTGAAAGTCCAGCGGGTATTAATCCTATACAGAACTATACTTACGATTATTTTAATTCAAAAGATTATATTGGGACTAAAGAATATTACGGTTATATGTCATCTTCAGGACAAACCGATACCTCTGCGGTTACTTATTATAATTCATATGGTGAACAAATTATTGTGTCACCTGAAGAACAAAAAACGATTGCTATTGTTCATTATACTAATAATACAATTATTAATTTTTATGGTGAAAAATTCGCAACCGAAGCTTATGATTCATCTAACCCTGGACAAACAGGTCAGGCAAGAAATTTTAAAATAACAATGCCATGGTTAAATTGGCATAAAAATACAGAGTGTTGCTCAGGAACCACATTTTATATTGACCCACCAGGATTTGATGGGTTTGATTTATTGACTCCTTATTATATAAAGTCGTCAAAAAATACGGATATGAATAATCCTGGTATAAGATATTATCATTTATACGATACCAACGAAGCATATAATGATGGACCTCCAAACAGAGTAGGTAAAGTTTTCCCTGACGATAAAATTATAATATTTGATGATGAAGAAATTGTTGCTGCAATGTCGTATGTCTCAAATAGAAATTTCACATTACCTGCGCCTAGATTAGGGCTTATAACACCTGGAGTTTGTGACGGTAGTTCCGATGGATTATTAGACAATGACTCAGAATGTGTTTGGATTACTTATGGATTTGAAGGTGATTGGCAAGGTATGCATTGTAACTACTACCAAAAAATAGTAGGACCTACTTCTGGATGCTCAACTGATGAGAAAAATGTTACAGTTTCATTCGGAGGAGATTTCCAATGTATGACCACTGGAAATACATATGGATGGGGAGGAAATGGATTTTTCATATTGGCTCAAAAAACAAGTAGTTCACAAAATAGACCATCTTCAACAGGATGGATTAAAATAGACTATACTACTCACCTTGATAATAATGGTTATGTAGATTCTAATGGATACATAATACCTGAAGGATTAACGGCATTAACATTTACAGTAAGTCAAACAGACTATAATAATGGTACTTCATATTTGTTAGACTCACAAATTAGTTTACCTGCAATAGGACAACCTGATTTGTTAAATTTTGGAGATGAATATTTCTTTTACGGTACGATAGAAACTGACATTGAGGCAACAATATATGAAATGAGATATTTGATTAATTTACCAAATAATCAATTTGTAAATAGCTCAAATCCAAGTTGGAGTAATACATATACACCATACATGTCTGAAATAGGTTTATATGACACTGATAAAAATTTATTAGTTTTAGCTAAATTACAATCACCACAAGCAAGACAAGGTATACAACAAGTTGTCATTAAATTAGATTTTTAATTTACAAAACTTATTACTTTATTAAGATTAATTTACTTATGGCAAAAAGCATTAAAAATTCGCCCAAAATTTTGGGATTAGACGTGTCAACAAAGACAATAGGATGGGCACTTTTTGATATGTCCTCAAAAGACTTATTGGAATTAACTCACATATCCCCAAGACCAAAGCCAGTTCCTGAAAATAAAATGGAGGAGTTACTAATGAAATCTGGAATATTCAGAAAAAAATTGGAGGAATATAAAGGTCTTGGAATAATTAAATGTGTTATTGAGGAACCATTATTAAACTCTAATAACGCTTACACTATTGGAACTCTTTTAAGGTATAATACTCTTATTAGTAAAGAAGTTTATGATGTGTTAGGTGTTGTACCTGAATATGTATCAACATACGAATCAAGAAAAAGAGCGTTTCCTGAATTAGTTCAAAAAAATGAAAAAGGTAAATTTGTTTTGTTCGGAGGATATCCTAAAGACTGTGATAAGAAACAAATAGTTTGGGAACTTGTTGCGAAAAGAGAACCACAAATTCAATGGTTGTTCACTAGAAATAATACACTAAAAAAAGAAAATTTTGATATGTCAGATTCTTACACAGTTGTATTGAGTTATCTGAATAGTATATAAATTATAATTTGATTTATTTTTTTTACTCAGGGGGTGATTTTCACCCTTTTTTTATTCCTGACACGGTAGTAATCTAACAATACCGTTAGCCTTTAATGACGAGTAAGTTGAGAAATTACCAACAGCAATTACTCTATTTTGATTGTCAGAAATTAAACCTTGTGAATTTGAATTAAATCCACTTGTTGTTAAGAATTGGTTAACTAATAATCCGTCTTGAGTTATTTTAAATATTCCGTTAGTTGTTGTTCCATTATAATTTGATAATGCGAATGGTACAATAAATACTAAATTACCATCTGCGGTTTCAGTACTATCATACGCATATGCTGTAACTGAAAGACCAGTTCCTGCATTAGTATTAAATGTTGAATTTAAGGTTCCTGTTAAAGATAATTTAATGATACCTCTTGCAACTGAAGAACCATTATATGTTGTAAACGTACCTGTTATAAATAAATTATTATTTGATTCTAAAATAGAACGAGTCGTACCATTAAACCCTGTACCATATACAAAGGTACCATCAATTGCTCCATTACTCGTTAATTTAACTATCCTATTTGCAGAAACACCATTATATGTTGTAAAGCTACCTGTAACAACAATACTATCATCTGATAGTACTACTAAATTATTTGGTATTAAATTGAATCCTGAACCTAAAGGATTAAACGTAGAATCAAAACTACCATCAGTATTTAATCTACAAATTTTACCAACCGAGTTACCGTCAAATTGAGTTAAATATCCTATACAAATCAATTTACCGTCTGATTGTTTTTTAATTGATATTATAACACCATTTGGACCAGTTCCGTAGTTAAATGTGGTATCTAAACTACCGTCAGTATTTAATCTACAAAAATTAGGAACAGATACTCCACTATAATAATCAAAATAACCTGAACAAACTAACTTACCATTAGATTGCTCCGTGAAGCCTAAAGGTCTCATCAATAAAAATGTTGCTCCACTAAAACCAACTTCAGTATTGAATGTTTTATCGTATACACCGTCTTTACTAATTCTAATTAAACCATTTCCTATTGAATTAGAGTATCCTGAAAATGCTCCAAAAACATAATAATTATTATAAATACTTGATTCATAAACACCTAATGTTGATTGTGACCCTGAAGGTAAAAATCCTTCACCTGAAACAAAACTAAAATCAATACCAACCATTTGACATGAACTTGTAGATGGGGTTAATGTTATTGTCGGAGTTATAGTCGGAGTAACAGTTGGAGTTGGTGTTGGAGTTTGAGATGCAACTGGCACACAGAACCTACATTCAAACAAATTACCACTATCTATTGATTGTAATATTGATGTTGCGGGACTGAAAACATCACTATCATATGTAACACAAGTTGATTTACCATTTATAGTTGCTAAAAATGTGGAACCAGTATTATAAGGTAGTGGTTCAGATATAATATATTTAAACCCATTAGAACAGTCAGTTAATTGTTTATTAAAGTTACTTGAGAAAATAGACTCAAATGTTCTAAATTCAACAGTATCAACAATCGAACAATTTTTAGACGCATTTGTTGGAGTAGGAGTAGGGGTTGAAGTTAAGAATGGGAAGTAAAATGTTGAACCTGACACATCTACTGATTTACCATAACAAACTTGAGTAGATGTTGGTGTTGGAGTTATTGTTGATGTTGGAGTTAATGTTGGGGTAGGTGTTGGAGTAGTTCCTGAAGTAACACTACAATCAAAAGATGCATTAAAATTAAAAGTTAAACATTCATCAGTAGTTGTTGGTGTCGGTGTAGGACAGAAAGGACCAAAAATAGAACTATCTAAGTCAGGACATAATGAGCTCGAATTTGTTGGTCCAAATAAAAAGCATTCGCCACCCACACAATCAGATAGACACCATCTAGTGTCTCCTGTATTATAATATATAAAATATGGTAAAATTCCTGAAGGATTGTGAAATACGTCATAACCATCATAACCACCATAGTTATAATATGTCCCATCATATTTAGTAGTACTACTAAAATTTGTAAACAGACAGAAACTATTATATGTACATCCAGTCCATGGTGTTGACGTAGGACTTGGTGTTATTGTTGGTGTAATACTTGGTGTAGGTGTAGGTGTACAGTCAGGTGATGGTAGTGAAGTTTTAGTTATTGTTGGAGTTGGAGTATTTGTTGGAGTTATACTAGGGGTTGCGGTTATTGTTGGTGTGTTAGTTGGAGTTATAGTATTTGTTGGGGTTATACTTGGTGTTGGAGTATTTGTCCTTGTTGGTGTATTTGTTGGTGTTAAACTAGGTGTTGAGGTTATAGTTGCGGTTATACTTGGAGTCGGAGTTATAGTTGCAGTTATACTTGGAGTCGGAGTTATAGTTGAGGTATTTGTTGGAGTTTGTGTTTGGGTTGTTGTTGGAGTCGGAGTTTGGGTTGAAGTAATTGTTGGGGTTTGAGTTGTAGTTGGTGTTGAAGTAATTGTTGGAGTTGGACTCTTTGTAGGTGTAGGTGTTGGAGCTGGAGTTGCCGAAGGAGTTTGAGTAGGACCTGGCACGCAAGGATAAACTGCGGTACAAGAAGCACAAGATGCATATGAGGTAGTGTCCGCACTATATAAATTGTATACAGTTACTCCTGATGTAAAACCAGTTGCAATTGTTTGAGAACAACCTGTGTACTTATCTGTTACTAAATAGTATGTTAAACCTGTTGTAAAAGTATTAGGCGGTGACACCGTTTGAATTTGAAACGTGTCTCCGTAACAACATCCTGAAAATCTATACCAAATTATCGAGCTCAAATTAAGTTACTGTAAAACAATTAGTTATTTCACACCCATCGTTATCAACTATCCTTACACAATATCCTTTTAAATCTTGAATAGGGTATGGTACGTTGAAACTATAAGGTAATTCTGCTGACGTAATAACACCCATATAATAACAAGGTGTCCCACCTGTTAAACATAAATATAACTCATATGGAGTTGAACCTGTAATATTACTAACTGTTACTGAAGTCGGCATACCTATAAATATAAAAGTCTTGAAAAGTTTGTGAAGTTTGATTTAATTAAGTTTTTTATTATATTTTAGTTTATGGAAGAAAATGAAGTATTAGTTGACATGTTAAGGGAACTATTCGGAAAGGATAAAAATTACTATGCTTCAAAAGGACAAATTTCGTTTAATTGTCCATATTGTGATGAGGGTAAGAACAAAGGAAATTTAGAAATTAATATTAACGAACACGTATATAAATGTTGGGCGTGCTCTGATTATAATGGTACCCACGGTGTTTTAGGTAAATTAATAGATATTTTTGGTACAAAAAAACAAAGAAAAATATACGATGTATTCAAGCCTGAAGAATACAAAGTTAGAGAAAAACATAAACCAAAGATTAAATTACCTAAAGAATTTATTTCATTTAAAAACGTAAACCCATTACATATACCACACAAAGAGGCTGTTAATTATTTGAAAAAACGTGGAATAACTGATGAGATAATAGAAAAATATAATATAGGATTTGCAACTGAAGGTGAATATGCTGGAAGAATAATAGTACCATCTTATGATAAAGAAGATGAATTAAATTATTTTGTTTCTAGAGCTTGGTTTAAAACTAAAAATAAGTATAAGAATCCTGAATACCCTAAAGAAACTATAATATTTAATGAAAAATTAATAGATTGGACTAAACCAATTTATTTATGTGAAGGTGTGTTCGATGGATTCTTCACCCCAAATCCAGTGATTTTACTTGGTAAAATATTGTCTGATTTGCTTTTTGAGACAATATATACTAATGCTCAATCTGACGTTATTATTTGTTTAGATGCGGACGCTTGGAAAGATGCTCAAAGCCTTTATAACAAATTAAATGGAGGTAAACTAAGGGGTAAAATTAAAATATTAAAGTTACCAAAAAATACAGATGTTGCCGAACTTATGGGTAAAATTGATGATTTTTATTATCAAATGAATTATTAATGGATTTACAAAAATTAAAACTCTCAAGTATACGTAGAACTCAAAAAATATCAGAATCTAAAAAAAACAAGATTAAATTAAGTATTCTGAAAAAAGGGTTTGATTATAATAAAGGATATATTACCGTAGATAGAAAAAATATAATTATTAATGGTAATCATAGACACCAGTCTTTAATTGAGATTTACGGAAAAGAACATGAGATATTTGTAAAAAAAACAAAATTAAGTAGAAAAACATATTATCTAATAGTATGCTCAATAATAATAATAGTTTTTTACTTTTTATTTAATATATTAAAAAAATAATATGGAACTAAAACAAATTGCATTAGAAATAAGAGAAATTATATCTAATAAACAAAAAGAACTTGAATTATCTTTTATTGAAGATACTCATACATATTTTATGAAAGATACTGATGGGGTTGTTAAAAACTCATTTCCATCAGTGTCAAAAGTACTTAAAAAATTCTATCCCGAATTCCCAACTGATGA